GAAATGTTTGTCCCCTTAATTTCAAACCACGGGCATCTAATTGCTCCATAATTTCTTTGAGGCTTTTTCGTCCCAAATTGGGTACCCTAAGTAAACCAATATCAGAGTATGTGAGCAGTTGCGTTATGGTGTAAATGCCTTCAGCTTTTAAACAATGCTCAGACCGAACAGTCAATTCAAGTTTTTCAATGCCATCTTCTGCAATTGCATCCTTCAATGCCCAATTTTCTAAAACCGTTTGCCTACACTCCAACATTTTTTCTGCAATTCCATAGGCACGTATTGCGACGTTATACACACTGACCATACTCTCTTGATGTTGAATAGCCTTCATCGCTTCAATTGCAAAGTGGTCTAATAATTCTGTTTTAGTCATTGGTAATCCTTACATGAATGATGTTTGGCATCTTCTGAGTTATGCCATTTGCCTTGACAGCCAGTGCACTTAAATTGTTTAGATTTGATGGTGATGGCTTTACCTCTTAGCTCTTTAATTGCATTTGAAGCAAAGTGGTAATAGTTATGGGCGCCGTTGTTGCTTTGGGCTTCATGCAAACCCATCAGTAAATCAATGCATGCACTACGTTCAGAAGAAGCGACAAGATTGGCAAAATGTTCTAAACCTTCTATAAAGATTGGCTTGCCAACCAATCCTGCCTCTTGCGCCATACGCATAATGTCTTCTCTGTTCATCACAGCTCCCACACAATCAATGCGGTGTACAGCGCAATGAGAAAGAGGACATAGGCAACCCAACCAGCAATACGGCGCTGAGAAAACTCAGGCTCAATATTGAGAAGCGCCATTTGCAGAAGCTCTGCATCAGCACTCATGTAGTTGCGTTGGGGAGGGGTGTAGTTGCACCCAATTTGAAGACCAGACTTGGTCGTGTAGGGAAGTGGTTTATCCAATTGATTCTCCTTAACCGTCGTATCGACGTGCAAGCATTCTAACACTTAGTTAAAAACCCTTACAACCAATTGTTGAGTAAATTTGAGGGGTATCTTTAATTTAAAGTTAATGTATACTTGCCGCCAAGGAAGAACAATGATGACATTGCAAGAGTATTTCAAGACGGAGCCGTTGGGCGCAAGAGGTGAGATGGCAGAGTATCTAGGCATCAGCTTGACATGGATGTCACTGTTGATTCACGAGCGCAGAACAGCGTCTGCCGCGTTAGCGGTTAAGATTGAAAAAGCAACACAAGGTTTGGTCACAAGAAAAGACTTGCGACCTGATCTGTTTTTCGTGTAACATGTTTTGAAACACGGCTAGGTACGAAGTCATGAGCGTACCGAAAAGCGATCCATCCCCGCCTGCCGCAGTTTCTTTTTGGGATGTGTTATTGGGATCGGTATGCACTACTTTCAATTCAATATTGGCGACTATAGAGCCGCCACTGCGCATCTTTCAAACGATGAGGATCTTGCTTATCGCAGGCTTCTCGACATGTACTACGACACCGAACAAAAGATCCCTCTGGATACCCAGTGGGTTGCCAGACGCTTGCGTGTCGGAGCCGAAGTGGTTGAAGCTGTTTTAGTTGACATGTTTGAGAAGCAAGAAGACGGCTGGTTTCACGCTCGTTGCGAGGAAGTCATCAAGCAATACAAAGAGTTTGCTGAGGCTGGAAAGCGTGGGGCGGCTAAGAGGTGGGGTAACAAGGGTGTAACACCCTCTAATGGGGAGGCTATTAGCCCCCCTAATCCACCCCCAATAGCAACTATAAACCAAGAACTAATAACTACTAACGATATTAAAGTAGCTAAAGCTACTCCTGACCTCGGCAAGCCGAAGTCAGCCCCTGCATGTCCAGTTGCTGAAATAGTTGAGATGTACAACACCATGCTTCCCATGTTGCCAGCAGTCTCTGTTGTCAACGATTCTCGCAAGAGGGCTATAGCCGCCAGATGGCGGGAGGTGGTTACCACAGAGAAAATGGATCGTCAACAGGGCTTAGAGTTCTTTCAGTGGTTTTTCAAGATGGTCAAAGACTCCAAGTTCCTGACAGGCAAAGCAAAGGACTGGAAGGCTGACATCGACTTCCTGTTCAACCCAAGCAAGTTTCCCCGAATCGTCGAAGGCACATACCATGAGGATAAAAAATGAGCTACACAACTGCTAAACGCAAATACCATGACTCTGTCGAGACCGATGGTCATGATGGCCCTAACAACCACAACTGCTTTGCCAATGGTTGCCCCATGGCTGGTGGCATCTCCACAGGTGGCAATTGGGTCTGTGCCTACCACCATCAGTCCACCTCGGATCAGTGGCCTCGAGTGACAGAAGCTTTGCGAGACGCAGAAGACGTCCGTGTTGCGATCACCGAGGTCATGAAGATTGACATGATCTCTTGGGGTTCAGCGGTCAATGGTTACCCCCCAAAGTGGCAAGAGTTTGCCGCTCTGTTTGACCACAATCCTGACCTACAGCCTACAGAGCACGAGAAGATTCGTAAGACCAAGTACGAGTACCGCCTGCGCAACGAGCTGGCTATCCTTGCAGGTTTAGCAAAGAGGAAGGTATGACCAAGCATGAAGCCCAAAAAATCCTCGACGAGATCCGCGGTGGGTTTGGTCATGCCTACACCGAGACTTGCACCCTCGAATGTCTCAATCTCACTGGAGACCTTGGAGCACATGAGACAGTGCGAAGCTCGGGAGTGGATGAGCAGGTACGAGAAGAAGGCTATCGAGCGAGGCTCCGCCAGCGCGCAATCATGGTGGCAAGGAGTAAAGAATGACATCGCAAAACGCAGAGGGCAACCAGCCTGTGACGACCTTGTCCAAAGAATGCAAAACGAGCGTACTGCGCGTCGAGCTAGACTTCCCGCCAGCGGAGCTGTTCCCGAACCGAGCCAAGGGGACTCATTGGGGCAAGTTGTACAAGATTCGATCCGACTACCGAGAGGCAAGCACTTGGTTGGCAAAGCACCAGATCAAGGGTTGGAAGCACCATGGTGGACAGATTAAGCTGACCATCACCTTTGACATGCCAGACAAGCGTAAGCGTGATGCAGACAACTGCCTTGCCGCGGCTAAGGGAGCCTTGGACGGTCTGGCTGATGCGCTGTTTGTGAATGACCAGCTCTTTCAACCGATCCTGATTTTTAGGGTTGAGGGCAAGAAGCCGGGACGACTTATCGTAGAACTTGAGGAGATGACATGAGCAAACTTATTGACCCAAACGAAGCAGTTGATTTCATGATTGCCAACTCTGCCAAGTACGCCGAGGCAGAGGCTAACAAGGTGTTTATGGAGGAGCTAAGGAAGACCATCAAGGCAGAGGAAATGAAAAACGCTGAAGCCCATGGCAACGGCGAGTACAAGACCGCCGCTATGCAGGAACGCGAAGCCTACGCCTCCCCACGCTACAAAGAGCACCTCCAAGCCCTCAGACAAGCCGTACAGGAGCGCGAGCGCCTTCGGTGGCTCCTCATAGCCTGTCAGGAAAGAATCGCCGTATGGCGCTCTATGGAGGCTTCCAACCGCCACGTTGAAAAGGCTACGTTATGAGCGACCGTATGGACATAGCTTTAGACCTTGCGCAGAAGTGCTGGAGTAAGGCGTACAGGAAAGAGCCTCACTTTGTTGAGAGCTACTTGATGAATGCTGAGCAACTGCTTTCCACAAAGCCTGTTGTTTTGGGTGACGAGTTCCGAGACCATTGCAAAAATAATTTATTGTTCTTGCCAATGACACTGCACCACAACACATGGGTTTCAGGCGTAAAGGCGTTGCAAATGATTGGTTGGATTGACCCCATCACCAAAGTCGAGCCAATAAAAACACACAACCACATGGACACAGTGACTATGTGGCGCAGTAACTTGTACGACGGTAGACCGTTGCCAAAACCGCCACAACTGGAGCTGAGCTTTTAATTCATGAACAACATTCTCACAGCAAAAGAAAAAGCATACGTCGGGCTGGTGAAGGAGCTACCCTGCTCTGTGTGCGACCAAGAGGGGCCGAGCGACGCCCACCACGTCAAACAGCACAGGCAGTACACCGTCGTGGCTCTGTGCAAGTCCTGCCATCAGGGGAGCAAGATGGGCTGGCACGGCGAGCGTAGGGCGTGGGCCATAGCTAAGATGGAGGAGATCGATGCCTTGAACGTCACCGTGCAGAGGGTGATGGAGCTGTTGATTAAGAGGTAGGGTTTGTCCTAATAAAAATATTTATAAAAAGATTCCAAAAGCGCTTTAACTTGATGTTAAGATAGCGTCACTGCAATAAGCAGGTTACCTGAAAGACAAACATCATGACTACAGCAACATTGATTCAAACAGAAGCTCTGATCTCTACAATCACTTCTGACATCGACGCACTCTACGTGCTCGACCAACAAGCCAAAGCATTGGCTGACCAAGTCAAAGCAATGAAAGAAGCCATCGCCAACAAATACGGCGAAGGCGAGCACAAGGGCGAACTGCACAGCGTGACTGTCCAGTTAGTTCAAGTCTCTGGCACCGTTGACTACAAAAAGCTTTGCGTGTCCTACGGCATCACTGACGACGTCTTGGCTACCTTCCGCAAAGAAGGTCGTGCTGACATCCGCGTATCACCAGCCAAGTAAGGAGAACGACAATGACCTATCAATATAACGACGGAGGCCGCTCGGCGGCTGGCTTTAAAGGTAAAGCAGGTGACTGCGTAGTTCGATCAATCTGCATTGCAATGAACCTTGACTACAAAGCCACTTACAAACTATTGGCTCAAGCCAACAAAGATTACGGCAACGAAAAATCTGCTCGTAATGGTCTCAGCAAAAAGGTTTACATCCCCTTCTTACAACAGCATGGTTGGGTTTGGATGTCAGCCCCAAAGTTTGATGGACGCAAGGCACGTTGCTCAGACATGCCAAAGGGTGTAGTGATTGCAAGGCAGGCGCATCACTTGGTGGCTGTTATTGACGGTGTACCAAACGACATCGGTAACCCATCACATAAGATGGTCTACGGATACTGGGCAAAGGTATAAAACACGGGGTAGGGAAAGTCCCTACTCCTACTCCGCTTTAATTTCATGTTAAGATGCATCCACGCCAACCCGGCGTTTACTTGAAAGACCAAAATGAACTTCTTCAAAACACAACAGAACCCACACGCCCCAGTCCACATCATTGTTGTGGAGATCAGCGACAAGACACAGCACACAGATGGCTGGGTATCACGCAATGACTTCAAGACCTTTGAGCAGGCTCAAGAGGTGGCAGATGCCGCTAGTCGCTTCGAGGGCGTGGACTACATTGCTACGGACGCTGGCGGATATTGCTCACCACGTTACGACGTGATCAAGGCTCCTCAGCACTTGGCTCCAGTCTCCTACTGCTTCAACGGTGACTACTACCCTTGCGGACACATCAAGTCCATCAGCAAGACCATGAAGAAAATCACCACCACCACAGGCAAGACTTTCTACCGTCGTAAAAACACAGGTTGCTGGTTGGCTAACGGCACATGGTCAATGGTTGAAGGTCACATCGAACAACGCAACCCAATGTTCTGAAAGAACCATCATGGCAAACGAAATTGAAACATCAATTCAAACAAAGGACGGCGCCCGTGTGGGCGTTGACCAGTACGACGAAAGCATTTGGCTTTCCCTGCAAGGTCGCCGTGCCAGTATGCACGTTATCCTGACCCGTGCCGAGGCTGAGCAACTGCTGGTCAACCTGAAACTCGTGCTTGCCCAAGAGGTGACAGCATGAGCGAGACCAACATGAGCCCATACATCAAAGGTTTCAACGCAGGGGTTGACTGCGTCCTGACCGAAATTGAGCGACTTGAGAAAAAGGGCTCTCTGAGCCTCGAACAGCTTCTCAAGCACCTTGACCCTCAACGAGACCAGAAAACGGCTCAAAAGCCCGATAAAGGGGCTTCCTGATGCTGTCTGTGATCAAGAGCATACGAGGTACGCTCCGCGAAATACCTGATGGCATGACCTTAGAGGAATTGTCTGAACTGCTAAACAGACCAAAGAGCAACGTCAGGAAGGTGTTAAAAGCCATGCCTGACGTGTACATAGATCGATGGGAAGTAGCACCGAGGGGGCAGTACAAAGCCGTATGGTGTGCCTGCATTCCCCCTACCGATTGTCCAAGACCAGACGGGAGAACAGATGACTAAACCTAAGCTAAAAGTGGTATTTCAAGAGGGTTGCTTTGATGACTTTGATGGCACACCAGACGAGCTGGCTGAGATGATTGCTGAGCTACACCGCATGGCGGCAGACGGAACCATCATGGACGACGCAACGCCCTTAGATGACGACCAGATCGAGGAGCTTAATGAAATTCGAAGCAGACGGGAGCAAAGGCAATGAGAGACGAAGACGACGACATTCAAGAGTACGTTCGACTTTGGAAGAGGTTGACGGATGAGGAGATTCAGAAGGCTTTGGGCGTAACTGCTGAGAGCTCCAACTGGAACATGATCATGGTGCTCGAATGGGCAAAGAAGATCGAAACCGCTTTGCTTGAGAAGAACTCGTGAACCACATGCAGTTCAAGACTTCAGAGGAGCGCAGTGCGATAGCAAAGAAGGGTGTTGCTACGCGCAAAGCTAACAGAGAGCATCTTGAAAAGAAAAGGCAGGAAGCGCTGGTTTATCCTGAGTGGTTGAAGATTCAGATCGTTGCTCTTGAGACTAGGTTGGCTGAGCTAAGTATGTTTGAGAAGATGAGTGTTGTCTCAGCCGCTTTGACCAACAAAACCTTGCTTGATGGGGAACAGATTGCCAAGCTGGCACTGCCGTGGCAACGCTCAAGTGGGGTTTACTTTTTGGTACAAGATCAAGAGGTGGTGTACGTTGGGCAGTCAGTGAACATTTACTCTCGCATCGCACAGCACCCAGACAAGAAGTTTGACAAGTACGCTTTTGTACCTTGTGAGGTTGAGTTGCTGGACAAGTTAGAGTCGCTGTACATCCACACGTTGAAGCCACGCCTGAACGGTAACGTTAGCAAACAAGAGAAGAGCGCGCCAATACGATTGGACAATCTTTTGAGAATGATCTAAGGAGAAAAAATGAGCGAAGCAGAACTAAACATTTGGGAGAGGGCGCTGGGCTGGCGCAAAAGGCAGATGATCCAACGCCAGCTCGATCCCATCACAAACAAGATCAGGAACGACACGCTTGAAGAGGTGGCGAAGGAAGTGAATAACTTCAAAGCCTTCGAAAAAGACACCATGGCAAGCTTTGCCGCATACGTTCGGAGCATGAAGCGATGACGGGAACCACGGAGAAGACGGTTCAAGAGCTGGAAGAGCGCATACAGGAGCTCGAGTCAAAGCTGAAACACGCCACAGTAAAAGCCGCAAACCTAGAAAAACAAAACAAAGAATTCAAGCTAACCATCAAGGACATGGATAGAAGGATCATGAGGGGATTGAAGGACTGATTGCATACAAACACAAAGATCCGTTAAACTTTGCGTTAAAGGAGTTCAGTGATGGCAAAGAAACCAAAAGATCTTTCCAGCGACACAGTCGCCGATGTGACAGGTAAGCCGCAAACAAAAGAAGTGACAAAGATGGGCAGACCATCGGTCTACTCAGATGAGTTAGCTAACGAGATATGCGTAAGGCTAGGATTAGGTGAGAGCTTACGCAAGATATGCTTAGATGAGCGTATCCCAAGCTTGGCTACTGTGATGACTTGGTTGTCGCGCAAGCCTGACTTTCTTGAACAATACACACGCGCACGTGAAATCCAAGCAGAGACGCAGTTCGATGAATTGATTGACATTGTTGACCAGCACCCTGATCTGGCTCACGTTGTTGGCAAGGATGGTGAGCTGGTCGAGGTCAAGTTCGACTCCTCCTACGTGCAGTGGATGAAGCTTCGGGTCGACACCCGTAAGTGGACAGCCGCTCGTATGGCGCCTAAGAAGTACGCTGAGTACAAACAACCCGAGGAGAAGGTCGACACAATGGTCATAGACGGCGAGATTAAGAACGTCATGGACGTGGCGATCAAGCGCCTTGAGCTAATCAGGATCGCTGAATGAGCGAGGTCGTTGACCAAGACGTTCTGGACATCCTTGCTGACCCGCAGATCCGCAAGAGCTTGGGCCCCTACCATGCGATGGCATACGCCAGACGCGCCAAATGGCTCTCAGGGGCGTTCAATCATCAGAAGCTACCCCAAGGTACATATTGGTCTATCTGGCTCATGCTGGCTGGTCGTGGAGCAGGTAAAACTAGAACTGCCGCGGAGCAACTTTGGTGGTGGGCATGGGAGAACCCCGGCACTCGTTGGCTGGTCTCCGCCCCTACCTCTATGGACGTCCGCGGTACATGCTTCGAGGGTGAGTCAGGACTCATGGCTGTGATCCCCGACATCCTGATCAGGGACTACAACAAAGCTCTGCACGAGATCGT